CTGGGTGATCTTGGCCTGTTCGACCTCGGCGAGTGCGCGCTGTGCCATCTCCTCGTTCTGAAAGATGTCCTTCGCGCGCTGTCGCACGCCCAAGGGAAACGTCGAGAGATTGGCGGTCAGGATCATTCCGGTTTGAATCAGAAACCGCGGGCCAGTGGCGCGGAGCTAAAGCGCTGGCCCGCGGTCTTGGTGTTTGGGTTACGCCGAAAGGCTTCCGACAACCCGGGTGATGTTGCGCTGTGTGCGAATCCACAGGTAAATGTGGACTTCACCGGATGTGATTTCGGCCAGCGTCGGCGACGCGCCACCGGCCACCGTAAACACGGCGTCGATCGAATCCGCAATCGGGTAGGTGTAATTCAGGGCGGAACCCTTGGCGACGATCTCGGTTCCGGCCTCGGCCAATTCAGTCTGTGTGAGAAGTCGGGCCGTTGAATTCCCGTCCCCGATTTCGATGAGAAGGGAATTGATGGTGGCGTCACTCGTTGAAACGAACGGGGTCACCAGCTTGAGCTCAGCAAACCTGACTTTGGTGTCAATGATGCCGACACCAGTGGCCGGCATGAGTTGGATAACACCGCTTGTGCCGGCGCCGAGGGCTACAATGTCGGCGAAGGTGAGTATGAACTTGTGCGTGGCCAGGTGATTTTGCTGGTCCGATGGCGAGAGAATGATTGTCTTCATGGCAGTTTCAGTTGATTGCTTTCAACGATTCTGGGTCAGGTTAGGCCGTCGGAGCGTATTTCCCTTCGCCTTTGGGGTTCTTACAGACCAACATGGCGATCGCCTCGCAAAAGGCCTCGTAAGCGCCGCCGCGGTAGTCGTTGCGCATCCAGTTCGGTTTGCCGCTGGAGCTGGCGCCATCGGCGCCCGGACCCCATCGGAGCTCCCACATGGATTGATGCAGGATATAGGTGCAATAAGCGCGCGCCGTGGCCGTGCCCGTCAGGAAGATGTTGTACCAACTAACGCCCGGCACGTCGACAGGGCCAAAGTCGGTGTTGTAGCGTTCAAAGACGCGGTCAATTGTCCTTCCGTTCTTCTCATAGGTCACACCGGAGGCGCCCGTCGGGCTGCCACCCACAAGGACGGACGTGGGCGTGAAGAGCGGAATGTTGTTGAAGGCGCGCTTGGCCTTCTGGCCCATGAAGGCGGTCATTGGTGCCGTGCTCTTGGTCACGCCGCCCATCGATTCGAGGATGTCCAGAATTGTGCTTTCAGTGAGGGACGCGCTTGCGGTCGTGCTGATACTCGCGGCCGGCGTCCTGAAATTCGAGTTCACCGGATAGAGCGTCTGTGCTGAGCTGGAGATCCACGAACCAACGCCGCGCGTGGAATAGCCGACAACGCCGTTGTCTTCGATGTGGTCGGTGTCGCCAAGGAAGGCAACTTCCATATCGCGGGCGAGCTCCTTCGTGCGCTTCACGATGTCGTGTGCGAGCTCGTCGCTGATTCCGGCTATATTGCTAACGTCCTGACTAAGCCGGGTGACACTCGACGTCTTGGTGAAGTAATGCACCAGAGCGATGAGTTTCGCGCGGCCGTCTCCAGCGGACAGGAAGCCCGTGATGGGCGAGCCATCGACGTGCGAATTTGCGACCGGGTCGGCGTATTGCTCGGCCTGGTAGTTGTAGAGCACATTGACTGGCTTTGTGCCCGTGGGGAGCCAATCGAGAAATGGGGTGTCCATCATCTCGACGTTGGTTACCATGTCGGCCCAATCTTCTTGGTTCCCGACGATTGACGAATACGGAAGTGGCATTTGGAACGGTGTTTAGTGACTGACGAATCACTCCGAGTGTGCGATCGCTGCTTTCGCATAGGCTTCCAACGCTGACATTCCCTTCTGTGTCTTCATCCTGGTTCTGGCGGCCTCGAGGGCGGTTTGTTTGACGTGACTTGGGGCGGTTGCCGGGGCGCCCACCGATGCCGGAGGATTCGGGATCCGCTTGGCCTGAACTGTTGCCGGCGCTGGCTGACTCTTGGCCTGCTGGGCTTCAAGGGCCCTGCGGCCGATGATCCAAGTGGCCACGTGAATCGGCCAGTCTGGCAATTGGCTCAGAGCCGGGAACCTGTTGAGCATGGCTCCCGCAATCGCGAACTCCCGGCTCGTCTTGTCGCTCAAGGCCGGAAGGATCTTGCCGACTTCGCTGAGCGCCTGGCGCTCCTGCTTCACGAATTCTATTCGCTTTGGGCCGGCGTGAGCGGTTGCCCTGGCATCGGTACGCACCTTGCGCAGAAACTCGCGCATGGCCGAGGGCGTCCATTCAACGCCTTCGGTGAACTTCACCCCGGCGTTGCGGAGCTTGCGCTCAACACTTTCGGGGTCCTCACTCAGGTCCATCAGTAAGTCATCGATGGTATCAACTGTGCTCTGTGCCTGATCGACAATCCTCGCTATCTCGTCGGGGTCCGTGAGGCTGTCGACTGTGGGGTTTGGCGTGGTTTCGGGCCTTGGTTTGGGAGTTTGGCTTGGTTCTGCCTCGTCGTTATCGTGATCGTCCGTGGCCAATCTGGCTTCGAGTTCGGCCATCTTCTCGCGCAAGGCCTTCCGCTGCTCTTTCAACTTTCGGACGCGCTCAACCGCCGATTTGGGCCAACTCTCGGCTTGGTGTGTCTCGTCTTCGGCCGGGGCCGTTTCGTCGGCCGCGGCGTCTGCTACTGCTTCAGGATGAGAAGGATCAATGTCTGTGCTGGGCTCCTCCGTTGAGGGCTCGGCGGGTGATTCTTTCGCCGGTTCCTGCGGGGGAACTGAGGGACCGCGGATGCTCTCTGCAGCCATCCGGATGAAGTCATCGGACGTTCTCGGCTTAACTTCGGGAGCCGCTACCGCAGGGGTTGTTTGCGCGCCTCCTGCGTTTGGCGCGGGCACCGTTTCGGAGCCCACTGGCGTTGTCGTTTCTGGCATGTGATTGAGCCCACAAGCGGGCGATACGGCTTCAATTCCCAAACCCGAGGGAAAGGCCGATCAGCGCTTGCCCACGAGTCAGCTAGGCCGCCGTCGGACCGGGCTGTAACTCTGGGGATAAATCAAAAACCCTTGGCATCGCCAAGGGTTGATTTCAATTGGGCAGTCGAAACGTACCGAAACGTACCGAAACGTACCCATTTTATACACCTGAAACGCCGTCAGCGGGCGGTTCTGGTGCCATCGGAGGCGCGGTAGCGCGCTGCATCAGGTCGTTTAGCTGGGCGCTCAGTTCGAGAAGCATCCCGATTCGGCCGCGGGCGCGGTGGGCTTCCTCGTCGCCGATCCTTTCTGGAACGATTGCCTGAACCTCGGTGTTGAGGTTGAGTTGCAGGAGGGCGTTCAGGGATGGCCAGAGGTCATCCTCTGGCGAGGCGACCATTCGGTTGAACAGAGGTCGGATGGGTTCCGGGACTTCCTTGGGCTTCATTTATTTCGTTTGGGATACGGGTTGCACTCCGATGGCACCCACCTGTTTATTGGCTTCCTGGGTGACGGAAAACTGAAGGTTCTTAGTCCAATTCTGTAGGAGCTCCGAGAACCGGCCGCCCTCTTGAAGGGCCTGCTGGTAGTTTGGATTCGAGGCAATGATCTGACTCGCATATTGAAGCTTGGTCTGCGCCGTGGGATCGTTCTGCACGTATTGTGCCTCATTCCCAAGGAACATCTGGGCGATGTCGTTCCGCACGTCGTTATAGATCTTCTGGGAAGCGGGTTCCACGGGCTGGATGAGCTCACGCGACCAAGCCGGATTGATGGCCCTCACTTGGAGCTCGACCCACTTGGATCGGTTGATGACGCCCGCGACGTCGGTCGGAAGCACAGCCTCATTCATGGCCTTTATGCGCGAGGTTAATAGTTCGGGATCCAGCTCGCGGACGTCAAACTCGAGGCTGACGGACAAAACTCCGGGTTTGTCTCGGCGGGCGTCGAGCCATCCAATCGGGGCGCCGGTGACGCTCGAGAACTCCTGATCGCTCATAAATTTCTGCGCGAGGCTCACAATCTGTTGAATGGCTTTGGAGCATGTTAGCAAAAATTTCGACACGGCACTTGTTTGCATGGCCTGCGATCGGGTCGGCGGAACCTTCTCGGACATCAGTCCGAAATAATTATCCACCTCGAAGTCAATCCTCTCGATGACGGCGTTGCCCTCGGCCATTCCCTGGCCGCTTGGCAAGTCCATAAACTTGGGCTCGCGACCCATCTGCACCGTGTTCTGGATGGCTGGCCCGAACCTATAACGCCCCCCGTGGGGCGTTGGATAGGTGTTGACCGGAGGCAGAACGGTAATGCTGGTTCGATCAATCGTGCTGTCCAGTAAAGCTTTCTTCTCCTGCTGGCGGGTGCGCACCACTTCGGCCACGCCGCGCGAGCTGGTGAACTGGCGGCTGATATACTCGCGGGCGCCGCCCACGTAAGGGTACTCGCCGTGCGGATAGTCGATGACGACGTGCCGGGCGTAGATGGGTTTGTCATTCTCACCGCGCAACACGAGCGGTTGAATCGTTGTCAGGTAGATGGCTGGGACGTCGTCCGGATCGACGGCGCGGTATGTGCAATGCAATACCTCGATCAGATCGTGTCCCGTCGTTGCCACCTGTGACGTCGGATTGCGCAGGGAGCTCGAGCCTGTGAGGGCGTTGCCTGGAGTTCCCTCTGGGAGCGACCAAAAGTTTGAGCTCTTGCCGCGCTCCTTGATGGCGCGTTCGACCCAAGCCGGGTCGTACTTGTCGGAAACGATCCTCGATCGCAAGTCGGCTTCGCTCACCCATTCGCGTTGAATGATGACGCGGGCTGAATCCAGCGCCGCGGTATCCACCGGCACGAAGATCTCATCGTATGGTTTCAAGGCCGTGATGCTGGGCCCATCCTTGCAGACGTAGGGGACGACAACCTCAGCTTCCTGCTCCTCGCTACGCAGGCCTTTGAGCGCTTTGCGCAGGACCGACGCCCTCAGCGGCGGAATCTCAACGTCGAACGTGTCGCCAACCTGTTGGTGGGCATACACCTCGTAAATCTGCTGTAGCATGGTGATGGCAGCATCCTCGAGTTCCGGGCTGAGAATGATCTGGCCAAGACTGGCGAAAGTTGGGTCGCCCGTTCGCTGGGCGATACCTTCACCGATCATCGCAAGCTCTTGCAGCTTCACCTTGCGGCGTTGGAGTCCCAGCTTCCGCTCCCAGATGGGATGCAAGATAAACCAACCGTAATGCTCGCGGTACTGGGCGGCCAACTCGATTTCACGGATAAGACTTTCGTAGAGCACGGTATTGATGAAGTAGTCGGCCAAGGTGACCGCATACGCTCCTATTTCCTTGTCGGAGGCCTTGGGCTTCACCATCGCGCGCCAGAAACTCGTGGTGAGAAGGGCAACGGTCTCGTTGATGATCCGGTCAGCCATCTGAGGTTGCGTGTCGCTCGCTCCTTCCCAAGGGAATGCTTGCTTGTCGCCGTAGTCATGCTTCTTGCCGTCGATGTGTTGACCGGGCCAGCGGCAAAAGCGGATGTCATCGGCAACGTCCGGTTGCTGGCGTCGGTCAGGACCGCACCGGCCCCATTCGCGGGTGAGGATGTCGAGGCGTGGGACGTCCGTGGCCTTGGCCAGTGGATCCGTCATGTTGTTGATTGGCATGATTCGATTGGTACAGGGGGCGTGATAGGGGCAGTCATTGCAATTTGCAAGAGCCGCAGAACTACCACCTTCCGGTACTTGGGACGTCGCATTCCTGGCAATCGGCAGGTCAGATCCGGATTTGACGCCCGCACGTTGGCCCAAGTCTGGTTATGAGCGATCCCCAGAATTTCCCGGGCGAGTTTGGCGCCGAGAAGCTCCGGCAGGAACTTGATTTCATCGGTGTTCATCAGTAGGAGCCTCCGCCGTGGCTTCCGAGTTGTCCGGGCGGGTAATGCACGCAGGGACGCTTGGCCGCCATGCGTACGCAGTCAATCGGATCCTTGGTGGCGCCATCCTCGCCGTCGGAGCCTGTCCAAGTCAAAAACGCATAGATAAGGTCCGGGCAATCGCGCGAGACAAAAAGCTTTGGCGGACTGTCTGGACTGTGGGCGAGGAGATCATTGATGAATGAGATACCAACCTCGTCTTTGACTCCGGAAGCTGGTCCAGGCATGAAATCGAGTCCGGGTAGAATCTGGACCTTGTTGGCATCAAGCGTGCCTTCGGCCAACACCTCAATCATCGTTTGAGATCCATCCTCTCCGGTGTTGCGGACCCCAGCTGGCCGAGGGTCCAGAAGGCGCTCAAATATGAGCTCGGTCAATCCCTTGGGCCGGGTAACTGCGCCGTTGTGCTCGTTCTGGAGCCAGCCTTCGGCAAGGAATATCAGCCGTTTGTAATCGGTGAAGCTTCGACCACCACCGTTGCGTTGGCCTGCGCCTGCACGGCCATCGGGCTTGTCCCCTGGCACGGCCCATTCTCCAAGATCTGCGCTTGGCCATTGTCGATAAAACCACCAATTGCCCAGTGGATCGACCCGAAGCCATACCATGAACCAATTCCGGCGTCCATGGGGGTCGGCAAGCAGATAGTTTGTGCCTTCGGCTGGGATTCGCTCGGAAGGGACCACGTGGCGGGCTTCGCTGAACTTGGGAAAGATCCGAAGGGCGCGCTTGGTCGGCCAGCCCCAGAGGCGTTCCAGCGCGAAATCGATCACGCCGCCGAGAGCGCTGCGAATGATCGCCTCGAGCCCGGTCAGGTAGGGATTAAAAACGGTCGGAAAGACAATCACGTATCTGCCCTCGGCGCGTGAGCGCAAGACGTAGGGAACGTGCCCGGGTTCGCATCCTTCTACATAATCTCGGTCCGCTGGGAGCAACCACTCGCCCCAAGCGAAGCTTTCCTTTGGGTCCCAAGGATTAGGCCAGTTCCACACGATGCGGCGCACTGGGATTTGCTGGAGGATGACGGCGGCATCGAGATACTCGGCAACCACCTCGGTATATCCACCGACCGGCGTGAAGGTGGACACGAGAACTCCGTTGGCCTTGTGCGCGCGGAAGCGTTGGGTGCGCACAAGCTCTGCCGGTGGGGGCTCGTCGTTCACGACAAGGCAGGCCTCACCACCTTCGGCCGACGTTCGGTCCTGCTCATATCCTTTGTATGTGAAGAGGAGGCATTTGGAGCCGTTCGGAAGGACAAACACCCGTTCAGAGAAACCGGTCGCCACGCTGTAACTGATTTTGGTGATGCCGCCTTGTTTCTTGAGGCTGCGAAGGGATGGCGGCAAGTATTTGTGAAGGGGCGGCTGCTGATAGTTGATTGATGTCGTTTCGTTCTGACTGAAAGCGCGGACTTCAACCCTCGATTTCCGGAGAAGGGTTTCAACAACCAGCTTGGCGCCGATTTCGGTCTTGCCGGAGCCGTTGCCGCCTAGGATCAAGATGTCGTTTGCCTTGTGAAGCTTTCCATCCTTATCCCTGTAGGTGCCAGCGATGAGGTCGCGTAGGATTCGCATGGGCGGGGGCTCCCAGCCATAGCGCAAAGGGTCGTGGCGTTCCTGGGCAATGAGAGCTTCACGCCTTTGGTTCCATTCTTGGACGATTCCAACGCTAGCTGGCGTGGATCCTGATTCGCGGATGAACTGGATGAGTTGACCCGGGCTTGGCGTCAACTGTGTGGGCCATGGGGTCCAGTCAAGGCCGGCCACTTTGATGGCTCCGGACTCTACTGACGGCGTGTCACCCATGAGGCTCATTTTGTTTCGGCTGTTCTCTCGAGATCCTCTATGATTTCGTCGAGCACGAAGTAGACTGGGCGAGGTTTGTGCATGAATTGCCAGTTGATGAGCCCGCAAGCGGCGCGCACGTCTGCCCTGGCAACGCCTTCCTTTTGGAGTTCCTCAATTGCATGTCCAAACCACTTTACCATGTCCATGTCGTAGAGGATTTGAGCATTCACATAGCTCACTATCCGGTTCTCCTGAAACGGATTCATGCTGGGACCCGGCACGAGCTTGTAGCCTGTCGGCGGGGTTCGGAAATATCGGTCTTTCGACTTCTCCAACACCTCTTCCCGGAATTCCTTAACGAACTCGACAAGCTCCGCCGGCGATCCTGGCGGCAACTTGGCCACTGGTTGTCCGGTGGCATGGTCCCAAAGGATCTGGTCCGCCGCCGCTTGAATTGTTATGCCGCTCATATCGGTATTCCCTCCATTTCCTTCTGTTGATGCTTGTGCCTCTCTTCCTTGTAGGCGTCCACGAAGGCGGTGCACCGCTTCTGAAACACTAAATCGCATGGCCCGGTCTCGCCGTTGCGGTTCTTGGCCATGTCGAACCGTATCAAATCCAGTTCGGCGCGCCATTCGGTTGGGAAAGTGATCGTCTCGTGGTTCTTGGGCTCGGTTAGTGTGGTCTTCGGTCCATCGATCCACGGCGAATTCTGCTTCATGCTCCAAGGCTCGTGGTGCGTGATCCACTTCATTGAGTGGAAATCGGGCTCACGTCCAAGGTCTGGCCGGTACATGAGGCCGACAAGGTCGGCGTCCTGTTCTATCTGACCGCTCTCCCTCAGATCCGCGAGCGATGGAATGGCATGGCGTGACTTGGCGGTCTCGCGATTCAGTTGGGCAAGGCAAATCACACTGACGCCAAGATCTTTCGCCGTGCGTTTAACCCAGCGCGACATTTCGCTTACTTCGTTGACGCGGGACTCGCTCGGTTTAACGGCCGCCATCAGTTGAAGGTAGTCGACCACTATCAATTTGACGCCGTGATCTCGGATGGCTCGCCGCGTGGTCACAAACAGGTCACGGCCGTTGAGGTCGGATCGGGTGTCCACAAGGAGAAGGCGCATCCACGGACTGGATTCCTCGGCGAAGACTTCAATGCGCTTGGCGGCTTCTGTGGATAGAAACCCGTTGCGGATGGTGCGCGCGTCGACTCGGGCCCCGGCGCCGAGGATGCGCAAGCCTATGGGAATTTCTGACATCTCCACCGAGAAGAAGAGAACAGGATGAGACTGTCGCAGGGCTGCAAGTGCGAGAGTGACGCCGAGGGCAGTCTTTCCGATGGATGGTCGGGCGCCAATGACGAACATCTCGCCCGCCTGCAGGCCGCCAGTCATGTTGTCGAGGTATCGGAGGTTTGTGGCAATGCCGGTGATCTCCTTACGGCCTAGCACGGACTTGCGGAGCATCTCATAGACGCCCGCCATGATCTTGGTGGCCGGCATGGGTCCGGCGACCAGATGTCCGTCCGTGAGTTTGAGGGTGTCGGTTTGTATTTCGGCGACCAATTCCGACACCGCACCTTGATTGCGTTTGACTCGGTCGATGACATCTCGTCCGAAGCGCATGAGGGTCCGGCACGTCCACTTCTCGAGCAGAATCTCAACATAAGAACCCAACATGGCAGCGCTGGGGACCGTGTCGCAAAGGCTGCTGAGGTAGACTTGGCCTCCGACCGCATCGAGTCGCTCGCGGTTCGACAATTCATTCTGGAGCGTGACGAGGTCGATCTTGACCCCGCCTTCCCACATCAGGCAGAGGGCGGCATAGATTTCTTGGTGGCGCAGGTCATAGAAGGCGTCCATGCCGGGTCGCGCGAGCAACTCCGCGCATTGATCCATCGACATATCCGGATCTATGAGGATGCAACCGAGAACACCCATTTCGGCGTTTTGCGAGCTTGGCGGCAGTTCATCTCCGCGGCCGTTGCGGGACGTCCCATCCGTGGCCTCGTCGGGCTCCGGGAAGTAATCGCGCAGCTTGGCACTCACTTCGCACCTCCAGCGATTTCGACCGAGGAGGACTTGAGCCCCTGGAGTTTCTCGCAGAGGGCGACCCACTCCGGGCGGTAGTATTCTTTGGCCTGAAGCGAGCCAACGCTGGAGGTTGGATTGCCCATGTGGCCGGCAATCTCCTCCTCGAGCAGCCGGATTTGGGTGGCGATGGGTGGCAGGCCTGGGCCGGTGCCGTTCGCTGGTGTTGGTTCGCTGCGGCGTTTGGTCTCCTCGGCCTCCCGGTTCCTGGCGTACGTGCTGACGGTCTTGAGAAACCAGAACCAGTTGCGAATTGCAACACCTTTGACGTCGGTGCCGCCGCGGTAGACGGCCTGGCCCCACTGGGTGACCGCGAACTCTTTCGAGCAGCCGACCAAGGCGGCGCTTTCGACGGCCTCGGATTCGGTCTTCGGGAAGCCCTTCGGAAGCTCGACTTCGACCGCCTCGCGCGCGCTTTGTGTGTGTGCTTCTTCTGGAGAAGAAGCAGGAAGCAGGAAGCAGGAAGCAGGAGGCTGAGGTTTTGCTGATAGCTTTGCTTGTTCACAGCTACCAGCTGAGCTACCAGCTGAGCTACCAGCTGAGCTACCAGCTGAGCTTGGTGCATTGTTGGGGGTGTTTGCCTTGGCTTTCTTGGCGAGCACACCCTTCTTTCCGGCTTCGGATCTCTCTAAGCGATAGGCATCTGCGTCGGATCGGATGCGTTCAAGTCGGCGGTTCCTTCGGAGCCCATCCTCGCCCACAATGAACTTGGCAAGGACGTCATCGGTGACGGGTCCGCCGGCGATCCGGCGGAGCTTGTCGGTGTCGGAAGGGATAAATCCGGCATCCCACTGATAGCAGAGCAAACGCACAAAAGCTCCAAGCTCAGCTTGGCTTAGGTCGGTGGTGGTGGCGATGAGGTCGCCAGCGTACAGTAGGAAGGCTGGATTTCTCACATTCAAGGCTCCTCCGGGAGGAATCCTCCCGGTTTGAGAGGGGTGGATAGGCTGTGACCGCACGTAAGGGCGCAATCGAGCACTTCCGCAAGGCTCAGGACAATGCGCCACCGTTTTCTTGGCCTCCGAACTACGATGCCCTCCGCCGGCCTGTATTCGACCAACCAGCGGAATTCGGTGCAATCGGCAGTGCCGAGGCGCACCACCTTGTTTCGGCGCTCCTGTGGGGGCTCCTGGCGCTTTGACGAGGGTTCTAGGGGTGGGTCGATCATTTCTCGTTCAAACGGAGAATTGTGTCGGTGACGTTATCGAGGAACCCACTTTCCTTGAGGACTTTCAAGCGTTCGCAGAGTTCGACGAATTCCTGAAGCTTCTGAATCTCGCTGGCGTGGTCCTTGTCCATAAAGAAGTTCCTAACCTCGCGAAGGTTGGTCATCAGGGCGCGGGTTTCGCCTTCGATGGCGAATCGCGACTGCCTGATTTCGGTGGTGCGTTTCTTAATGTCATCCATCCAGTCCATCCAGTCCATCCGCCAACGCGCCATGATGACTTCGAGCGCGTTGGTAAGGTCCAAAGCCTGTTCTTCAAGGGAACTGACGTGCTCGATTGTACTGGGGCCCTCCTTGAGTACTCTGGTGACCAGAGACGCATCCCTTTCGGAGGCGCCCCCACTGTTCATGGCTATAAGTGTCCGTTCCGAGGCGGTCTTGGCCTCGTGGATAGTTTTCAACGATGCTTTCTGGCTCAGGAATCGGGCCTGTCGGATGTTGGGTGTGGCTTCTGTTGGTCCGGTTTCTTGTGCTGGCATAGGTGGTGGTGGTGGTGGTGGTGGTTTGGCCCACCAAGGCGACTTGGCGAGCATTTTAGCTGCTTGGCGGTCAATGGGCTTCCAAAGTACATCGCCTCCAGCAACCTTGTGGTCGACAAAGGGACGGGTTGGAGGTTTGGACGGTCTCGAAATCCTCGGGACGAACGATGGGGGCGGAGTCGAGCTCGGAAACAGTTTGTTCAGTTGGGCTCTGATCGGGTTGAGTTTCATCGATTTTGAGCATTTCTTCTAACCCCAGCCTTCGATATTTCTTCCACGAACCCCCCATGAGATAGTCAAGCTTCAGAGAGCGCACAACAGCAGCCAGCATGTCCTCCTCACTGTTAGTTGAAGGATTCATCTAGCTTCCCTCTGGCGCATCCATAACCCAGACGATGTCAGCCACGCGAATGTCAACTCCTCGGTCCGCTTTGTAGGGGAGAATTTTTACCGCATCCTGTTCCCAGTCCCCAAGACTCAGATGAATCCATCGAGGATCGAGCATTCTTGCCCGCTCAAATCGGATGACTTCTCCGGTGCGTAGTTTCAGGGCGTAATCGAACGGATCCACGCAGGCTTTTGCCAGGGCCTCGGATCCAATCAAGGAAGTGAGGATCTTTTCGAGCTGTTGGCCGGTGTACTCTCCAGCGTCGGGTGCGAAGTCGTCGGGGTTGGCTGTTTCTGGTGTGTTCATTTTGGTTCTACTTTCACGTTGGTGACGGTCACTGGCAGGGCTGGCACGGTGTTGGTGGGAGGGTTAAGCCAGTCGGCCACGGCTCCAAGGAATGGGCGCACGAGGGCCCCGCCCGAGTAGGTGTCTAGCTTCACCGGGTTGTTGCCGCTGGAGATGGGGCCCAGGAATCGCCAGTCCTTGGTGTAGGTCGAATTCCCGCTGTCGCCGTCGGCGGCCGCCGCGTTGCCGCCGATGACTTCCGGCGTGTTGAATCGCCACCAGAATTTCCCCCGGGTGCAGGTGACGGCGGCCTGGCCAATCCGTTTGGTTTTATTGGCGCCCCAGTACCAGATTTCGCCGTTGGTGATGCAGTTGGTCCCATCGCTCGAATTGCAGGCGGCACCGTCCGCGACGATCCAGACGTGTTCAAAGGGTGTCATGGCGCTGGTCCAGCCATTGGTGGCAATGGGGGCCCAGCTCTTGAGGGGCTGACGCATGATGAGGAAGCGGATGTCCTCGGTCGCGACGTCAATCGTCTTGTCGATCTCGTTCGTAATGCCCTCGTAGACGATCCTGTTGCCGTAGCTGACGTGTTTGACGCCGACCATGACCTTCCAACCTATGGCGGTGCATTGGTGTGCGTTCCAGGCCCAGCCGATCGCCCCCGGCGGCGCGTTGGTTCCGGCCCACACGCCGTTTGTGATGAGCAGCGCCCGGACTGGCAGCTGGATCAACAGGAGAATGGCAAGCAACGCTTTCATTCAACCTTCACGCGGCCGGTGAGTTTGGATGTGCCTCCACCTGCCTCAATGCGGAGATAGCCGGGAGGAGGTCCGCCCATGGAAACGCTTCCTGGGACGTAGAGCCATGTCCCACTCCCTCCACGGTCCTGAACCCAGTTCTGTGAATCGTTCACGCCAGATGAGAGGGCGATTGAATTCCCATCCCAGCTGACAACGAGCCGCTTTCCGTTCACATGGACGAGCGAGACGTTGAGGGTCTCCGCGCGCTGGGCGTAGGAGATTTCATATTGCTCGCCCGTCTGGTAGTGCTCGAAACTGCTCCAGTCGTTTGTCCCGAACGTCCTTCGCGGTTTGTCCTTGCTCTTGCCAAGCGTGATCGCGAGCACGATTCCTACAAGCAGGTTGACAAACATTATGCACTTAGTCGATCTCCAGAGCTTCCAGTCGCTCAATTCAATATGAAATAGTTTCATCAGGTCGGTTTGTAGACTTCGTGGTAGATGCGAGTTCCGTCTTTTTCATCGCCGTCCCACTGGTAATCACGGATGTGGTAGCGGCCGGTGTGTCGTTCTACAGATACCATGCGCTGGTAACGCTCTCCGATGTTGTCCGGAACCTCCCTGGAGTCTCGGAGCCCATCCGCCGTCTCTAGGATAATCTTCATCCTCACTTGTCTTGAAAGAAGGCATAGGCATTGTTGCTGGCGCAGATGCCTTGATTGTTGTAGGCCGTCATCGAGACGACAATTCCCTGCATGTTGGGCGCGCAGGCGTCGACGAAGGCATACCCGGTGACGGAGTCCTGCCCGTATCCATAGTATTTGTCCTCGATTGTCTTGGGACCAATCGGGGACATCCAGTAGGTGTGCACGCGCCACTTCATGGCATACTCGCCCGAGAACCCATACACCCAGATCTTGTGGACGCCGGTATCGCTTAGATTGTTGTAGGCAAAGATGACCGTGCGTTGAAATATACCATTGGTGTATACCACTTTAGGCTTGAGCACGCCCGGCACAAGGCATTCAGCGGCGAGGGTCAGGGCCGCCAAGCAGGCGGCAACGATTGCGGTGGCTTTCATATTCAAGGCCAGAGTTCGATCGAAGCGGTGACGGTCTTTGGCAGCGCTTCCGAGCGGACCGGGTTGGAGGGGTCGCTGGCAAACTTCTTGTGGAACGGGCTCCACGTCAGAACCCGGATGAATTCGAGTTCCTGTGCGGCCAGCAATATGATCTCTGTGGCATTAGTGACCGTGGCCACCGTGGTCCAACTGACGGGGAAGTCCGAAGCGCGTCCCTTCTGCACTGGGAATGTCACACCCGGCAGATCTACGGCGTTGTAGGACCAACTGACTTTAATCTGTCCGACCGCGTTGGTGACGGCCTGAACGTCGATGACGCCGAGGCTATGCTCGCTCCCGAGCCAGTTGGGGGGTGAAGCGCTGGGCTTCACCGGCGGCGTCTTGGATGAAGGCATTCCGCCGCTGACGAGGATCTCGCGATGGCCAGACGAGTTCGTCCGGACGCTCACGGTGACGCCGTCGACATCGGAGAGGACAATTGTCGGCTCCTGAATTGCGTGTGGGGCAAGTGAAGCCGCGCTTGGCTGGCCTGTGGGGGGCAGCGGCGGGGCCTTGCTTGGTAGAACCTCGGCGCCGATGAGTACCATGGCGGTGAGGGCGAAGAGGACAATGGACAGGCGTTTATGCTTCATGGTTGCGTGTGGCTAGCTGTTTGGTAGGTGGCTGGCTCATTTCCCGGCAGCGATGGCCTTCAAGTCTTGCTCAAGCCACATAATGGCTTCCTGAACCTTGGTGACGGCCAGGGCGCGTTCCCGGCTGTTCCTCGATTGCTGGTCGCGCTGCATGGTCAGCATTGAATCCACGGTGGCCGTGAGGTCGGCGCGCCAGGCTTTGGTTTGGTCTTCGTGGCTGATGATTGTTTTTTGGTCCATAGTTATTTTGGTTGGTTGGTTTGTTCGAGTAACGCACATTCGATTTTGTATTTCAGTTGTCCTATGCGCCAATGGCGCAGATCGCGCTTTCGGCCCTCTTGGAACGTCTTGCGCCAGCGCGCTACGCGCTGGCGTTCCTTGAGGACTGAGGCAGGCGGTTTGTCTCCAAGGGCTACGAGGTCCTTGGCCAGCCAAAGGACAGCTTTATGGAGGGCGTTCTCGGCCTGCGTGCGGGTGCGCCGTTGTCGGTTGATTACGCCGTTTGATTCATGGAGCGAATCGTAGATTGCGGCCAGGGTGTTGCCCCAGTTTCTCGTCTGCTCCGTCTGAGAGATGAGTTCTAGCTCGCTTAGCCTGTGGATTGGATTGCTGGGTACGAGTTTCATGCAAGAAGCAATTGGGGTGGATTTGGCGGATGAAGGGGCGCTGGAGCTTCGAGGACCATCGGGCGTTTCGTCTTTGGCTTTGGAAGGAACTCTTCCAGCAGGCCTTCGATGTGCTTGGCGATCGCATCGCGCGCACTCTCGGCGGCATAGGCTCGCGCGATGGGAATTGCCAGGTTGCGAGCGAAGGCATTCGCCAGCGCGTGGTCGAAGGTTCTGAGCGCAGAACCCACGGCCAGTTCATAGGTGAAACCGAGGTCGAGCAGATCTTGAGGCCTGTCCTTGAAGCCCAGTCGCTTGAGTTTGCGCCCGGCGGCCAGGAACGATTGCCTGTCGCGGATCGGATCCAGGGACCTAAGGGCCTTGGCGAGTTGAGGCTCTCCGACGCTGTCGAGAAGGATGGGTCTCAGAATTCTTCCGCAGACGTCGGCACAGCGAATGGCTCTGGCGTAGGTGGTTTTTCGGTTCACTCTTCCACCGATGGCCCGTTTAACGATCTCCCGGCCCCAAGTGTAGCGGTCTGGGCCGCCTCGGTTCCACCACCAGAAGCCATTCCATCGCACGTTAGCCAGCATCGCGACCACTGGGCAGATGGATTCGAGTTTTTCCTTGGATCTGGCCGGGTTGGATGGGCGGAAGGTAGTCTTCAACACCATGTCTGTGCGGCCCTCTGCCATTGAAATCTCTGGTTTCACCAGACCCCCCTTCTCCGCGGGTACATCCCCGGTTTTGAAGCCTCTCCAGCAGCGCCCAGATACCGCCAGGCGAGGTCCGGACCACGTTCGGCCAGTATCCGCATGCCTGGTAGAAACAGGTGCCTCATATCGTGTCGTACGCGCACGACGCACCATTGCGAACGCAGATGCGCGGGCGTGCCATTTTCGACGCACGCGATGGTGTAGGGGGCCGGCATGGCCACGTAGGCGACCGTAAGCTCTGTGGGGACGCCATTTTTTGGGAATTCGACTTGGTAGGCGCCCACGACTCGGGCGGCGGCGTCCTGACTCCAGAGGATGACGCCGCGATCGCCGCGGACGAAGTCCTTGCCCTCGGTGCCGCGGGCTTTACGGATGACTTCGCGCGAAACGCCTAGGTGGGTGGCGAGGGTTGACTCCTCGTGCGGGAAATCGGGATGGGTGATGGCTGGCTGAGGGGTGGGGGGCATAGGACAGAAATCTAGGAGAGTGTTACCCATCATGCTTCGGCCGGCGGCGCCGCGCACGCGAGCCCCCCCCCGGGGGTCTCGCGGGGGCCGGCGCCCGCGGTCGACGCGGGCGCGGGGCGGGCGGGCTCGGGCTCGGGCTCGATGGCCGCGGAGTCCGGCTCGAGGGCCGCCTCGGGACCGGTGGGACCCGATAGGAGTTGGTGGGAGTATGGCGTAGGTATCGGCGTAGTCTCTGGGATGGAAACCGCAGATTCGTTGGGGTTTCCATGTGGTACAGCTGAGTCGACATCAGATGCACTGACCGGATGCACCACCTGCAGCCCGGCCGACTGGAGCCAGGCCTCGAGCTCGCCGCGGCCGGGGGCGCTCCTGTGCTCCAGAATCTCGGTCGGCGCACCGGTCAAGAGCTGATGTTTGTCCGCGCTCACACCCAGCACGGTGGCCACGGCCTTGAGCCAGGCCGCCGATTCGAGGTTGCGCACGTTGCAGTCAAGCGCACCGCGCGCTTCCTCGGTAGCCTGCATCACGAGGCGCGCCATATTGGCACGAAGCCGGGTTGCAACCGGTTCGAGGTTGCCTCCGATCTCTGCCGCCGCCTCGATGGCATCGATGGTGTAGTGATGGACGCTGACGCGCTCGCGGATTTGCCGCCGGCTCATGCCAGCTTGAAGACAAAGGACCACCGCGGCGGCCTTGGCCTCGTTCTTGGTTGCGATCTTGCCAGTGATTTCCCATTTCTTGGCGAACAAGCGCCGCGCGGCTGCCGCAACTTCGTGCTCGAGCTCCAGCCCTTCCTCGTCGAATAGGCTGGGCTGGGTCAGCACTGCGGCGCGCACCTGACCAAGGGTCGTGGGATCAGTGAAGTGAGAGGCTAAGGACATGGGTCAAAAGGGATTCACCTGCACTCCTCCGTTGTCTGGACGTCCACCTTTGAGGTCAACGCTTGGGTCTTGGGAACTTTCCGGCGCGAGTTCACTGCATTAATCACCATCGTGTGTGCGTTGCGTTTCGCCGCCAGGAGCTCAATCGCCGCCTGTTTCTTGTCCAGCTCGATGAGCTCTAGCGCGATGTGATGCAGCTCAAGTATCTCGCCACTCAACTCAAACAGAAGACGCAGTTCGGTTTGCATGTTCCATGCGCCTTGATTGGTTCGACGCGTGGTGGCCTTGGCAATGCGCCGCCAAACACGCCACCTCAGTGTGGAAACTCTATCACGCTCCTCGATAACGTCCTGGATGGCGTTGAAACTCACGCGATTGATGGAGGTTGCCCGTTGGCGTTTCCCTCGGGTGTGTCTTGTCCCGTGGGCCCTGGATCGGTTTCGGGGCCCTGCTTTGCCTCACACGCATGATCCTCCGAGCACTCGAACCAACCGGGAGCGGTAATCGTTGCAAAGTCCAGTTCGCACCGTAGACACAGGGCGATCTTGTCTTGGAGCTTGTCGAGGCGCTGCAGGAGATGAATCAGGAATTCAAGTTGGCCAATCTCACGCTTGGGATTGAACGCCAGGGTTAAAGGAGCCACGAATTCCCGACCAAGTCGGGCTCTGGCATTCACCGTTCGGGTTCTCAAGCTACAGCGGATGAGCTCGAGCTTGCGGCGCTCATCTTTCAACCGTTCCATTTCACTCCTCCGAGCCGGATCGGGCTCCGGTGGCGGCGGAATCGTGGGGAGCTTGGTGTCGTGCTTGTATCTGAACGCCACGAGTCGTTTCTTTGGAATGTTCCAAAAAGTGTTGAATTTGCGTGGGCGTCCGCGTGGGCGGCCGGGGCCGCGTTTCTTGGTGGGCTTCATTTGATTTCCTGCTCTAAAATGTCCACCGCCTCACGCGCATCGATCATTGCATCAGCCTGCAAGTATGCCTGCGCAGCTATATCCTCAAATTCCTGCGCATCATAAACTTCCGAAATCGACAACAAGCCGGCCAAAGCTTGGCCGGCGAACCAGTCTCGAAGTGTCATTCCATCCTCGAGATTGGCCTTCCCCGGGAAGGCTGCGCCGCCAGTTCTTGGTTTGACTCGAACCAATCTCTTGTCTGCTGGTCTCGACGTATCGCTCATGTTCCCCTCGCTTCCCGCGGAACGCAGGATGACGTAACGTCGCGCATTCCGACGGTAAAATATCCGTACGGATCAAACTGATTCAGTCCAAAGCTGACAGCTTCGAAATATCGGCGGATATTTGCTCGGCAACGCCAGCACAGGAAGCTATGGGGTCCGCAGGCCCGGGCTTGAACAAAGCCGAGCCAGGCCCGGGGCAACTCGCATCGGACACAAAGAGGGTCAAGGTGAACTGGAATCAGGGGATTCCCATTACTGCTTTCGTAAATGAACTTCATTCTGCCCCTTTCCCGTCGACATACGCCGACGCCTCGTTGACCACAGAATCCCAAGCACGATTCCCAGCAATGGCAGATACACCCAGAACAGGACGAAGAACGCCCGAAAGACACTGGCCCAGTTCATGCTCTGAGCCTCCGCGCCCGCGGGCCGCGGGGCCGGCCGGGACGCCGCGGAGCGCCGACTTCCTTCTCGATTAGGGCGGACACGAAATTGCTGAACGACCACCGTAGCACATCCGCGCGCTCGCGGCCGAGCTCGAGCAAGTGATTCGGAATTGTGACACTCGCTTTGCTGTACTGCAGGACTGGCTTCATTTAGCCGACCACTACCAGTCAGAATGGCGGTTGTCAACTCCGATTAAATACGCTTGACTACGTTGCCACCTAGTAGTATTAAGGCCATCGATGACTACAACAAACACCAATGCCAACGGGGCAATGCTCGTGATCCTGGGCGAGATAGACGCCTTGCTCGTCCGGGTCAATCCAAACACTCGCGCCAGCATGACCGACGGTTGGAAAGCCATGCGAGAGCTACGTTCCATGGTGGTCGAACTTGGTTGGGACGGGGCGATTCTGGACGGTGTCACTGGCCTGATACATGCGGGCCTCATGGCCCGGATCCATGCAATCACCTCGGGCAACTCACCCTTGCTCGACCAACTGCAATTGCTTGCGGTAAGGATTCACCCAGAGACACGAGTGAGCCTCCGCGACACCTGCGCCGCGGTTGGCGCCGTCCAGACAATCGCCATCTCCCTTGGATGGGAGGGGCCGGTTCTGGACCCCACCACAACCCGCCTTCATCCCGGCCTCGTGAGGCTGGCGGCGGAGTCCTCAAACACTCAACCCGAAACCCGATGAGACTCTTAACCATGCCAACTCCACAGACAGCAAGCGAGATTGCCACCTTTGCCACCGGAGTCCTGCTCCGAAAGGGCCACTTGAATGAGGGATACTCGCTTGATAACGCGGCGGACGCGACTGAACTCGCCGCTGACCTATGGGCCATCGCAGACAAAGGCGATCTCGACGTTTGCAATTCGGCCTGCATTGCTTTCCACGTTGCCGCCTTGCATCAGCTTCTCGACGCAGCTCTTGAGCCTGACCTGAAGGCTTGGAGGTTCAACCGGCACGCCCGAGAAATCTACCGCGCCATTGCATGAAAGACGCGATCCCATTCACCCACGCTGGCAAGGCACGCCGACTTGTGCGGCAACCTCGGGACCGCAAGTTGCCCGAGGTTGAGCGGGCCGGACGCCCGTGGGTCCTGCGCTACACGCGACCCGACACGAGAAAGGCCGCTTGGAAGAGCATCGGGGGCGCGCACGAGACGCCGAAAGTGTTGGCCGCCAAGGCAAAGGCATTCCTCAAGGGGTTGGAAACCCAGCCCGCAGCGGCCTGGATCGCAGCCAATGCCGCGCGGCGCGGCTTGCTCGTCGCGACGCTTGTCCACGATTTCATTGACGCTGGGTGTCCTGAATCGACTGGGCGGCCACGCACACACAAGCGCCTGGACGACATGATTGCGCAGTTAAACACCGCGCTTTGGTACTTTGGCGACCTAATCGCGGAGCGCCTGCGACCCGGCGATTGCATCGAGTTCGCGGAGTGGAAGCGTACCCAATTGAAAGCTGCGGGCCGTGCTGTTGGGCAGGGAGGCGCGCGAAGCTGCGAACTCGCTCTGAGTGCCCTATCTGGTGCGCTTTGGTGGGGTGTCCTTACTCGGCGGCTCGAGGTCAACCCTTTGGCCAACAGGCCAGCGTTGCGCGCAGCCTCCGAAATCACGCATCACCACCGTTTCGTTCCAGACTCCGACGAGGAGCTCCACGCTTTGGCTAGTTGGTGTTTCAAAGAGTCGCCTGCGACCGTAGTCGCCGGGGCTCAGATTCTCTTCTGTGCCATGACTGGTCTTCGGAGCGGGGAATTGCCCTGTCTGCAATGGCCTGCTGAGGGGAGGCCGTACAATGGGCCGGGCATGTTGCAGGTCTGCAAACCGGACGGTTCTGAAATCACTTGGCTGCATGTCCGCCGCGAGAAACGCGGGACCAATCCCGTCGTGCGGGTTCATCCCGCCCTCGCGATGCTCATCGAGGCATGGCGCGCGTATCTCGCGCGAACCGCACCCGGCGTGGAATGGATGTTTCCCGGGCCGGGCGGGGGCCAAGGGCGCGCCGATTTCTCCCGGGTGTTGGCTCGTGCCGCGGAAGGCATCGGATCGCCTGCAAACCGATTTGGCGAGACTCGCCGGACGTCCCACGCGCTCCGGGCGTACTACGTCGAAGTCCGGCGCAATGCCGGCGCTTCGGATCTCGCAATTGCTGGCGACCTCGGGCAAGGCGGTGGCGACCGCCTCATCCGTACGACCTACGGGGCCGCCGACTCGTTTGCGAGCGGCCGCCTGTGCTGGCTGCCAACGGGGATTCCGCCCGCGTGGCAGCTTCTCTCCTGAGAATTTCACACCACAAAAACCATTAACAAACATGAAACCAGCAAACACAGGCGGTCCCGGCGTGACATTGATGGATGACATCAATAAACGAGTCATTTCAAAACACCGGACACTACGCCAGGCAGTGATTGCCGCCCGCATACATCAGCGGCAATTCGAGGCGGCGAATGGCCAGGAACGCCGTCGACAGTATCGCTACCTACAGAAGGGCATTCCGGTTGACGCCGATTGGCTCTTGTCGGTCACCCTCGATGTGGATCAGTTTGCGGCCAAGGGTGCAACTCATCCTCCGATCAACATGAAATCCAGTCCAAACACGAGAGAGGACGGGAGTCTGTGAGCCCTGCCGAATTCGAGACGCTGTTGCGCGATGGAAGTCCGGCGATGCCTACACAAGTCGAATCATTGCTGGCAGCTCTTGAGGGCAATCTGGAGGGCATGAGGCACTCAGATCTCGTGAGCACATGCCGAATGCTTGGGCGTGGTCGGGAGATCTGGCGCAAGGAATGCGAGGCTGAGAAGGCGAAGGTGTCGGATCTGCTAAAGGTACTGGAATTGGTCCACGCGAACGCAGGGGAGAGCGTGGAATGGATTCGGCATCGAACTGGACCTGTCATCGAGGCTGCAAGGAAGGAGATCCTATGACTCTCAGCGAATTCGAGATGGCGCTGAGAAAGGCGAAGCGAATCCTTGCCCGCACATTGGACGGCGGCTCCATTCAGATCGCAAATCCTCAACATGCGATTGATTGGGTAGAGATCAGCAGAATCCTGGGGGTAAAGCCAATGATGCAAGTTGATCCCGCCGGCAACCTTTGGCTTGCCGCAGTCAATGGGGAGGAGATCACGCCATGAATCCCACCAATCCAGAGCCAGCTCCACGCGCTGGAATCCCGCCCAAGCCTTCCCTCGGGCGCCAGATTGTCGACCTGCTCCAAAGCATCGTCTGGAGCATGAACCATCCCGATAAATGCCATTGGCAGCGCTGCCCCACGTGCGGGAGCGTGCTTCTGAATGGCGAATTGACGGCCTCTAGCCCATTGCCAGGCGAGTGGATCGACACGGAGTCGAGGCTTTGTGAGCCCTGCCGGAACGCAGCTAAGGGGGGCGTATGACTCGACTGGAATTCATGGCGGCCATTCACAAGGCGAAATTCATTAATGCGTACGTCCAAGGTGGCGGATACGTCAGAGTCTACGGTTTCAAGGAAGTCGTTTTGTGGCTCAAAACGTGCGAGTCTCTGGAGATTCCTGCGAAGGCCAATTTCTACGCGGAATCCCACATTATGTGGATTGGTTCCTTGGACGGCGAGGAGATCACACCTTGACCAAGCAACGTCTCTATCAGTTGCGCCAGGTCGCCCGCGGCCGTTGCATGATTTGCGCCACTGATGGCTTTAAGGGCGGACTCTGCAAGGGCCACTATGCGGAGCATCAAAACAAGCGAAAGCGGCGTCTCGCTGAGCTCGTGGCACTTGGTCAGTGTATGCAATGCAAGGGCTCGAGCGATGGCAAGCAGCGTTGCCTACGCTGCCGCGAGGCGTTCAACGCCGCGAGCCGCCAGGCGTATGCGGAGCGCCGGCTAGGGGCGAGCCTTGGTCCGCTCGCGCTCCCGCCGTAACAGGTCCGCCTTGCTCGCCGCACTCGGCATCCGTTGAAGCCGCTCCTGCAACAAGCTCGAGCGGCTCTTCATTAGTCCGGGCAACACCCGTTGCAGATGCTCGAGCGCGTAGGGGTCGCGCAACAGCACACGTTCGCTCTTGCTCATTTGGGTTTCGAGAATCTGCCGGCGGAGTGCCGGACCCTGTCCACCGCGGATGGCTGCGCTCGCGGTGTCGAGCAAACCAGCGTCCGCCCAGCGGCGCGCGAGTACTTCAACGGCCTGCCGCTGCTTCGCGCGGAGTTGCTCAATCTCGGCGCTCGCCTCGCGGTCGGCGTCGAAGAGACCACCGTTTGACGATTTGATCCAGCGGCCGACGGCGTTCTGGATCACGGGCGCCGCGAGAAAGGCCTGGACGGCCGTGTCCTTGGGCGCGCTCAAGGGTTGGTTGCGGAATCGGCCGATGATTCCACCGCCAAGCTGATTCACTGTCCACTCGCTCAGTTGTTTCGTGGCAGGCCAACCGCCTGCGGCAAACGTCGTGTCGTCGATGACATGGCGGCCGGTGTGCAAATCGGTGGGGTTGACGCCGCCGAACGTGTATTGACCGATGGCAAGGAGTGACTGAAACACGGGGTTCAGCGACGGCAATTGACCCCCGAAAATGTTGCCCCACGCGCTTCCGCGCCCGCTGAACGCTTTGAACAGAGCCGCGTGCATGATGCGCATGGGGTCGGGCAAGGGCAGTCGGAAATACAGCACTTTGCCGCGTGCCTCGTCGTCCCAAGCAATTGGAATGACGAAGTAGTTGGACATGTCGTAATCAGGCACCGATCGAAACTTGCGCTTCGTGTCCTCGCCAAAGGCGCCCGCCGCGCCCATTGCCATCGCCGCAGTCGGCACACCGACCATTGCGGCCATCTTGCCCGCAAACTGCCAAGGATGCTCGGCTACGCTCGAGGCCCACGCCCTCATTCCCTGTTTCCACGGGTTGAAGAACAGCCCAAAAAAGTCAATCGTGGCATTGCTCGCGCCTCGGTCGAGGAAGTCCGGGGAACCCGCCCGGCTCCGTACAATCTCGCGTTGTTTCCATTCTGGTAGGTTGGAGAAATTCTTGTCCAAGTAGGTCATTCCCTGTGCCTTGGTGAACCGTTCGACGGCTTGCCCCACTGCCAGGTACTTGTGCCAAAGACGCATGGCGGCATGCACGCCCTGCGCTTCGGCGTCCCAAAGCTTCGGGTCCATTCCAAACGAGGCCAGCTTGACGTCGTACAGGTCCGAGACGTTGCCGTAGACACCGCGGGGATCCTCGCGGGACACCACCATCTGGCGGCGCAAGAGTGCGTCGGCGATCGGGTTCTTAACGTCGCCGCGGGCGCTCGCGCGGGCCGCCTCCCACGCGGTAGGTGCATTGCGCAGCCAATGCGTGGCCAGTTGGCCAAGGTGGCCAGGCATGACCGCCATGAAACCAAGCGTGTCGCGCACGAAATTAACCGGCCAAAATCCATAATTTAAGGCCGTAAACAAAGCTTTCTGCCAGTTGAGCGAGCTGGTTACAGCGCCATGCAATCGCGAGTCGAGAGCCGCGCCGCCGTTGATCGCGTCGGCCTGTACCTTGCGTACGTAAAATGCTTTGGGTGCGCCATCCTCGAGAAGGACGATTGTGCCGACGCGCTTGGTGTTGACGATCTTGAACTCGCGACGGTCGCCTGCCCACCGCGACTCGGCCGGGATGATCTCGCCCGGTGTCTCGCGCGAGAGCGTGCGCACGATCTCGCGCTTGGCGATGTTGCGGTGAGCTGCGCTAATCAGGGAGAGCGCCTTTAAGACGGTGGCCGTCGCCGGGTTGCGTACTTCGCCGAGCATTCCAATTTGCGTGTAGATGTGAGGCGTGACGTTCGAGCCATAGGCGAGTTCGATCTCACGTTCTATCCCTTTGTCGGGCAGGCCTCGTACCGCGGCGAAAGTCGCGTAATTGACATTCTCGTCGATCTTGTCCTGAAGCTTTTGATTCCAAAGCCGGGCCGCTTTCATCAAAGGAATGACTTGCTCGGCGTAGATCGATCGGAATTCAAAGCCGGCGGAAGTAAGAGCCTGCCAGCGCGCGGGACCAAGCTGGGTTTGCATCTCTCGCAGGCGATCAATGGACGCCTTCGGGTGCCATCCGCCCGGGTTGTAGAGGTTATGACGTTCGTTGATTACTCGCTGATGAAAAAGGAGTTCGCCTAAGTCGGCCATGTCGAGGTTGTGCGCGAGCAATTTGCCGCCGACGCGCTCGTTGACATGCGCCAGAAATCGCTCGTGCTCCGCGGCCCTGTAGCGGAAATTCCCGACGGCACCCATGAGGGCACCCTCGCTCTTGGTGTCCTTGGCCACGCGGTAGACCGGGCCGAAACGGCGATCGACGTGGTACAAAATGTTATCGTAGATGTCCGCCTTGGCGGTCTTCTGTTGCTCGCGCCACTTCTCCACGCTGGCCTCGGCGTCCCGCCGCCATGAATCCCGCAGACGCAAAACGCGCTCGCGGGCGACAGTGCCCGCGGAAATGCTGTCCTGAATCCTCTCGAAGGTTTCTTTGACCTCGGGCCTTGCGTCGAGCCAGCCATGAAACAGGCCGTAGGTGATGGGTGCGCGCGCCGCCATGGCCGCCGGATTATTGAGGAAGACTGAGAAGGCCTCGGCATACATCTCGGAAGGTTCTTTGAAGTAACCTTCCATCTTGGCCGTGCCGCGCCACCACGCAATGAGCGGCTCGAGCTCGGCCTTGACTTTGGCGAGTTCGACCGTGCGTCGAGCCTTCATTTCCTTCTGCAGGAGCGCTTCAAAGCGCGCGCGCACCTCGGCCTTGGTCGGCTCGCGTCCGGATTTCTCGCGGACGGTGCGCCAGACCTTGCGCGTCCCGGTTTGCACCGTGCCCTGCACGGTGGCCAGGCGTTGGTCGAGCATGCCGCGCATGGCGGCCTTCAACACTTCCACCTGTGTCGCGCGCGGCTGCGTCGCAAACCACTTGTAGAGCTCCGGCATCTTCTCGCGCGCATCCATTCCAAGGACCGCCTTGACGTCGTCAGGCGTGATTTGGAGCTGACCATAGATCGGCTCTTCCACGACGATGTCCCGGACAATGTCGATGATCGGACCCAGTTCGGCCTTCATCTGCTTCTCAGCCTCGCGATGCAGTTTGGCGCGCTCGGCGGCCGTGATGGGCCGCGGAGGAGTCTTGGCGTCGAGCGGTAGGGTGTGCTCGAGGTAACCTTTGAGCGCGGCAATGTGCCCAAAGAGGTTGCCGCGGCCTTCAATCGCGTGGTCGGGCAACCAATCAACCAAGTGTCCGATTTCGTGCCACAACACTTTGAGGGCCATCAATGGCGGATGCTGTTTGGCTTCCTCGTAGGCGTCCCGAAGTAGATCCTCATAGCGGCGTTGCGCGATGATCGCGGCTTCCTCCGGCGTCCGCCCATGCTGTTGGCCCCAATCATTGGCTTCCTCGCGCAGTTTGGCCTTCTCTGCAGGCGTCAGCAGGTCGGCCGTGTCCGCGCGCAGTTCGATGCGCCCGGTGGCCTCGTCGTACCGGAACACACCGAGGGCGTCGGGCCGGCGGCGGATCGCCTCGACCACCTTGGGGTATTGGCCGCCGGTCAACTGTCGGTAGAATTCGACGGCCTCGGGCAGATCGACCGGGAATTGTGTGAACTTTGGGTTATTGGCGGGGTTTGCTGGCCCTGTGCCAAGTGGGCCGCCGGGGTAACCGGCGGCCGCGGTGTACCCCCGGGCGCCGGGAGTCCCGCGCTTGCGCGCCTGCGCCTCGGCAGATGGCCCGGCAAAGATGTCGCCTTCGGGTTCGTCGAAGAGCCCGCTTTGGCCAATGTCGCCCGTGGATCCGGTTAGAGGCTTCTGCGTGAGGTCCTCGAGCTTGGATTTCTGGCGGCGGCGCTCCTCTTGGGCCGCCAGATCCGCCTCGCGTGCCTGCTGCTCCTCGATGGTCTCTGGTTTCTCAAAGAAACCCGGAGTGGTCGGGGCCGGTTCCGGTTCCTTGGCGAGTTCCTCGGGGCTGAGGAAATCCTCGCGGGCGGCCGGCTCGTAAGTACCTTTGTCGATGTGGAGGAATTCCGCCTGGTCTGGGCCAACCCGTTGAACGCCAAACTTCGGTCCGTCCTTGACCGTCACGGACACTAGGTTGCCGTCCTGATCGAACTCGGTGGCGGCCACCCAAAAGGTGTGATCCTGAACCTTGAAAGTATCGCCTTCGATCAGAGATTCAACCGGCACGCGCTCGACGTTCTCGGCCTGCGTCTTGGGCCGCTCACCGGCAACTACCTTCTCCTCAAACTGCTGCGTCTGGCGCCCCTCGAGGTCAACTTGGCGCTCATCCTCATAAAATTTCGCGCGCCATGCCTTGCGGGCGGTGTGTGCCCCCTCGATGGCATCAATCAAGGAATCCACCTTGGCAGGATCTAGGCCGGCGCCGAGCCCCTCGTGACGCACGAGGGCGGATAGGGCGACGTCGGCGGGGATTCCACCGCGGCGCATGATTTGGCGGATGGCTCCTCTCGGTTTCCAGTCGGGCCGGGCTTCCTCGATCAACTTGGGATCGATCTTGCCGATTGTGCTTTCGATCTCGTCGATGATGTCCGGCGGGCGATCGGCGTCGGCGCGCCCATACTTGCGCTTGGTTCGAGCGGATGGAGGCGGTGGCGCGCTGGCCGTCGTTGGGCGTTCCTCACGCTCCGCCGCCATTTCAGAGCCTACTCGCTCGTCTGGGACGGTGATAGTTTCCGCGTTCGGCTTGGTTGCCACCGCCTCCGAAGGTTTCGAGGGGTCAAATCCGGGCAGTTCGACCGCTGCAAGTTCCGCGACCGGGGCCGGGACGGGCGCCGATTCCTCCGTCGGCGCCTGTCCGGCCGGGGCCTGGGGCGGTTCCGCAAGGGGTTGTCGCGCACTCCCGGGGATCGCCTCAGCCTCTAAGGGGATTGTTGGTTCCGGCCCGGGGCCAAAGCCACGTGCTTGGGCAGCCGCTCGCGCGAGCCACGGGGCGGCCTCGCGCGCCTGATAAACCTCGGCATCTTGGACGGTGGCGGCCGCCTCGATGGGCGCCAGACGTGCCAAGAGTTCGGCGCGTTCGTCGGGAAGACCTTGGGGTCCAACGTTAGCTTCCTCGGCGATGTCCCGGGCAACGACGGCGCCGGGATGATCCGGCAATGGGGCGGCCTCAACCGCGTGCTTGGCGGCCAGCTTGGCAAAGAAGGCACTGCCCAGCACACCGGCGCCAGCCTCGACGGCCTCCTGCAGTCGACCTTCCTTGGCAGCGGCGACCATGCGCCGGACGCCCTCGGGCACATGGCTTGCCATGTCCCCGGCGAAGTAGGCGGACACGGCTGCGTTGACCGCACCCGGCAGGGCGGTGCCCGTCATCAACAGGAGGGGCTGTTGCAGGCCCTCGACGAGTCCGGCGCCAGCGTTGGCCAGCCCGGCGCCCACTTGGGCGACGGTGCCCTCCTGTTGTCCCATTCTCGGAATGGGGATTGCTGGTCGCGGGGCGAGAAGTCCTCGCTGGCCGAGGCCTTCAATGCGGCCGGCGGCCTGCTCAGCGGTGTCGCCGAGGAGGGGCGAGAGTGTCTCGCGGATTCGGCGCCATTGATCCAGCGTCCGCTCGCGAGGGGTTGGCGGCCCCATCTCGGTGCCGTACCGGGGAGGGCCCTGCATGGCGCTCAGACTCGCTTGATTGACCACTTCCGACGGTTGGTCAGGGTCAAATCCGACGGGCTGAATGCCGGCATCAACCACTTCCGACGGTTGGTCGGGGTCAAATGGCATGTCAGCGCTTGGTTTCCCCGCCAATATCGTTCCACGTGGAACCATCCCACTGATACAGGCGCCCATTCTGGCGCCTCACCTCGCCCTTGTTGAACTTGCTGGGTTTGGCGGCGTTGGGCTGGGCTGGGGCGGCTGGTGGCAGAACGGTCGGCGCGGCGGTGCCGGTCGCAGGTGTCTGGCCAGAGCGGCCGAAGGTTCTGGGCGCCGTCTGGCTTGGGGCTGCATTGGTGGCGCCCGGCGCCGCGGCTGGGCCACCAAAGAGCCGATCGAACCAGCTGCGTTCCGCGGGCGGCAATGGTGGCGCCTTGGCGGCTTGATCCTTGAGGAAAGCCTCGAGCTGGGCAGGTGTACCTTTGAAGCCTGGTTCTCCTGGGAGCCCGGTGATACTGGCTGTGCCTTCGGGCGTCTTGATGACGGTGAACCCTTTGGGTCCCTGAATGACGGAGTAGCCTGCGATAGGTGTCCCGTCCGGCTTGAGGATCGGCTTGGCTTGCGCCTCGAGCTTTCTCGGGTTGATGCCGCTTGGCAGCACGGTGTTGCCTTGACGAAGGAAGCGCGTGCCGGTCTCCGGGTCCTCCATGAAACTACCCGGTCCCACTGTCCCGCCCTTGCCTTGGTTGGCCATGCGCCAATGCAGGAAGTTGACGACGTTGGGGTTGTTGATGGCGTCGGGATTCTTGGCCAGCGCCCAGTCGATGAGCTGCCCCTCGGCATCGGGTGCCCCCGCAAGGTAGGGACTGCGCACGTCGGAGCCCGGGTTGCCAACGTCTTGCGCGAAACGAGAAGCGGCCTTCCTCAGAATTTCTGCCTGCGCCTCGTCGCGCGCCTGTTTGTCGGCGGTGGCCTGCTGTGCTTGGCGTTGCAGATTGAGGAAGGCGTCCGCCCGGGTGTTGTCCAGCGGAATGTTCTTGGTTTGGGCCTCTTGGAACGCGAGCGTGCTCTTGAGTTGATCGGCTGCGTCCCGCATGGTCTTGGCTCTGACCATGCCGGTGATTGTCGAAATCCGGTCGGCGCGGCTCAAGGAATCCAGATGCTCCGGATCGACGTTGGGGAATTGCTCCGGATTGCTCTTAACCAACGTCAGCAAGGCCTTGTCCGTGTCCTTCTGGCGCTTCCGTTCGTCGGCGAACCGTTCAATGTTCTGACCGAGGCGCGAGATCCCGGCAAAGAGCGGGCTGAAATCGGATTGAATTCCTGGGGCGTATGGCATGGGGCTAGCCTTTCTCGGTGCGGAAGAAATCGGACAAGTGGAGCACTACGGGCGCCTCATCCTTTACTCTCACGCCCCGGTAGAAATTGCGCAGCTGCTCGTGCCGCACGATGTCGCGCACGGCCCAGCGGTTGCCCTCCCGGTCCATGTACTTGGGCAAATTAGTCGGCGTGCTCTTGATACCAGCGGTCATATTGCCTCCAGAGTCCCCGGGCCGACTGCGGGTCCGCCACGGCCTTGGCATGGCTTTCCTGCAGGCCCGGAATGTCGTCCTCGACAATGTCGCTCCACGTGCCGCAGTGCAGGTGTGTGTAGGCCTCGCGCTGCTCGGTTGTGAATTCCTCGCCGGAGATCGCTTGGTACAACAGGCAGGCAGTATCGGCGAACTGCAGGCCCTCGGGCGAGGGCAACCATTGCTGGCTGACAAGGTCTGGGTCCTGCGGACAATTCACGTTCGGCCGTTTGGCCTTCCAAAGCAGAATCCACTTGCGAAGATCGGAAGGACGAAAGAACAAAAGCGACGTGTGAAGCCGTTCCCAGTGGCGGGCGGCGGTTACGGGGTTGCGGTGCGTTGGCTCGAGATCGCCGGCAAATGGATGGTCAAACTCCCAGTTCTCAATCGATCGGAAAAAAACCATGTCGGTGTCGCAAATGACATGGTTGCCGTCCTTCTCGGTGAGCAGCCGCTCCTTGACCCAAGCGTCATGCGTTGTGCGCTTTGCAGGCACCAGAATTGCACCGACTTGCTTGGCTTGGTTCAGGACGTCCTCGTGGACGTTATGCCATCCGTTGAGATAAACGCAAACCGTGGCGCTTGGGAATCCCAGACGAAGGGTGCGGAAGACCATTGTTGTCATCGACAACAGTTCGGGCTTCCTGCAGGTAGCTAGAATGTGAACCGTTCGGGTCATTGCCGGTTTCCATCCTTGTCGTGATGCTCGAGATAGCAGGAGCGGTGCAAGGGAATGCTGACGTGCAGCATGCGGTCATAACCACCGCAGAGCCAGGCAACGACCCGAATCATGTCGGCCCCGGTGTGCCGGATGACGTCCGACGTGTATCTGGCCCATTTCTTGTCGCTCTTCTCCATCGCGACCGAGTCCGAGTAGATGCAGGTGATGAGCTGAACGATGGGGCGCA